TTCCTTACAAAGATGGCTTTGTCCACAGGGACCTCTACCAACACCAAAGCCGTTTTGAATGCTAGTCTTGTTGCTAGGCCGTATGGAGAAGTCTTTCAAATAAAAGAAAGATTTACCCTGACAGATGGCGCACACGAACAGTTTTATACTTACCCGTTAAGGTTCACAGAAAAAACAGACTTAGAGATGAGAGCATTTTCTTCTACAGGGTCGGTTAACTTTAATGTGTCCGCGTCAATGGAGTTTGTTTACATTCAAAACGGTTGAGGAAAATTATGACTAGTAAGTATCCCGGCGTAAATCGCCTACCCGGAGGTGGAATTGAGTACAGGGGCAAGAAGTTCGCGGGCTTTAATAAACCGCGCAAATCAGACCGCGCGGGCAAGAAGGGCATGGTGCTTGCCAAGGAAGGGGAAAAGATTAAGCTCATCCACTTTGGCGACTCATCAATGGGACACAACTACTCCCCAGCCGCCAGAAAGTCCTTCAAGGCCCGCCACGCCAAGAACATCGCCAAAGGTAAAATGAGCGCGGCATATTGGGCTGACAAAAAACTTTGGGCTGGGCCGGGCGGATCAAAAAAATCGCCACCTAAATCTCAGAAGCATAAGAAATACGGTAAGTGACATGGCCGAGAAGGTAGAGGTAACATTAGCCCGCTTAGAGGAGCGCCTAACACAGGTTCAAGACGAAGTTCGGCATGTGCATAAAGAGGTGTCTGATCTTAAAGCGCAGGCTAATAGATGGAAAGGGGCCTTCTGGGTTATGCTTGCCCTTGGCGGCGCGGTTGGCACAATTTCACATATGTTCTTGGGTTGGTTTCGGTGACCATATCTAGGTCTAATATAGGTAGTCAATTAAAGGGTAATAAGATGCCGTTAACCAAAAAAGGTAAAAAAATTATGCGCTCCATGAAGGGGCAGTATGGTGATAAAAGAGGTGAGAGAGTGTTTTACGCTTCAAAAAACAAAGGCAAGTTAAAAGGCGTTGAAAAAGCCGCTGACGGCGGTCAAATGCAGTTGGATCAACAGAAGATCTCTAAACTTCTACAGGCCGCACAGGGGCAGCAATCACCAAGCTCAAGCATGGCTATGCCGCAAATGGCTCGTTTATATGGTGGTGGAGCTGTTAAGAAGAAACGTGACGGAATCGCCATTAAGGGGAAAACCCGTGGCAAATACTGCTAGACGTAATTATAGCGGCGAGTATAAAAACTACCAGTCGTCTGAAGAGCAGAAGAGGCGCCGGGCCAGTCGGAATGCAGCCCGCAGAAAAATGATGTCTGCTGGTAAAGTTAAAAAAGGTGATGGCAAAGATGTGGCTCACAGGAACGGTAATCCAAAAGACAATCGCCGTTCAAACTTGAAAGCGGTTCCAGCGTCCAAAAACAGGTCTTACAAGCGCACAAAAACAGCGCGTAAGGTTAATAAGAGAGCATAATGGCAAAGAGGGTAGACAGTGTACATAGCAAGCGGAAACGGATTCGCCGTCCCGGTCAGCACAAGAAAAATGTCAATAAGCGAAACAAGTCAAAAACGTTCTTCGGTTAGAATACATTGTAAACGTTGTGAACGGTGCGGCACAGAATTAAAAAGTGTATTTGTCCACGGACATGAACAATGTGTGTCTTGTGGACAGGTTGTTTATGACTGCTGTCAAGGAGAGGTGTCATGCGAGCAGCAAAAATGATGTGCGGCCAACGCAAGAAGCCCATCGCCTTAAAAGGTGGCGGGAATCCAGTGGCAAAAGGATTGGCTGATCCAAAGTACAAGCCACAAGTCATCAAACCTAAAAAAGGCAAGGGTTCATACACAAGGAAGGGCAAGGAAGCCCTTTCTTATTCTTCTGGGGGAAAATCAACAGTAAATAAAGCTGGAAATTACACAAAACCCGGAATGAGAAAGAAATTATTCGAGCAAATTAAAGCTGGCGGTAAAGGTGGTAAGCCGGGTCAGTGGTCGGCGCGGAAGGCCCAAATGTTAGCCAAGCGGTATAAAGACGCTGGCGGCGGGTATCGTGATTGAGTTTGTTTTAGCGGTTTATATGGGTGGTACATTAATAAACCAAACGCAAAGATTTGAAGATATGGATAGATGCCTTTATTTTGCAGAGAAGCTGTCGAAGCAAAGGCCAGTGCCAATAGGAAACGGAGAGACGCGAAAAATTATAGCTGTTTGCAAACCTGTTAATAAATGAGGGTAATATGATTGCTGAAACATTAGCTGGCATAGCCCTTGTTAAGAGCGCTGTAGATGGAATTAAAAGCGCTATAGGAACAGCCAATGACATAAGTGATATTGCTGGTCACATAGACAATCTATTCAAAGGCGAGCAAGAGGTACAAAGGGAAAGAAATAAAAAATCTGGGTCAAGATTAGCTGATCAATTTGGCGTTGATACTGTTGCAAAGGAAGTTATAAACGCAAGAATTGCTCAGGAAAAAATGCAAGAAATGGCGACCATGATTGACTTGAGGTTCGGCCCCGGAACATGGCGTGGTATAGTAGACGAAAGAGCAAGGCGTATACAGGAGGCGAAGGAAGCTGCCGCTAAGGCAAAAAAAGAAGAAATGATAAGAAAGCAAGAAATGCTGGATAATTTGAAGACCGCTTTAATATTAGGTATTGCTGTCGCCGCTGGATTTGCTTTTATCATTGGTCTTCTGGTGTTTAGCAGCACTCCGGTGTTATAATGGCGTTAAAGAAATCGCAAAAAAGCCTAAAGGCTTGGACTAAACAGAAGTGGAGAACGAAGAGTGGCAAGCCCTCCACACAAGGGCCAAAAGCAACCGGAGAACGTTATCTTCCGGCATCAGCTATTAAAGCCCTCTCACCAAAGGAATACGCGGCCACAACCGCCGCTAAAAGAAAAGGAACTAAAGCTGGTAAGCAGTTCGTCAGCCAGCCTAAAAAAATACGAGCGAAAGTAAAGCCGCATAGGAAGGTCAAGTAATGGCTGTTGTGACACCTGATTTACCGGAGATTTTTGAGGAAGCGTTTGAACGCGCTGGTCTTCAAATGCAAACCGGATATGACCTAAAAACCGCGCGGCGCAGTTTGAATTTATTGACACTGGAGTGGCAAAACCGTGGACTTAACCTCTGGACTATTGATGCTGGTACACAGGCTCTCACAGCTGGGACAGCAACTTATGCAATGCCTGCTGACACTATTGACCTTATTGAACACCAAATTAGAACTGGCACGGGGACAAGCCAAGTCGATACTAATTTGGAGCGCATCAGCGTTTCAACATATGCTCAGCAATCTGTTAAAAACACTGAAGGACGCCCTTCTCAAATTTATATCGACCGTCAAGCAACGGTTGTTAATGTTACTCTCTGGCCTGTGCCGGATGTTAGCACATACACTCTCTCGTATTACCGCCTTCGTGGAATCTCTGGCGTCTCGTCTGGAATAGGTGCTACCGCAGATGTTCCGCCACGGTTTATTCCGTGTTTGGTATCAGGATTGGCTTATTACATAGCAATGAAAAAGCCAGAAGTAGCGGCGCGTGTGGCACCGCTGAAACAGGAGTATGAGTTCCAGTTTGAGCTTGCAGCCGCTGAGGACACAGACTCATCATCAATCAAGTTCGTGCCATACGACACGTTTTACTTAGGAGGTTAAATTGGAAACACCTAAAAAATTACCAAAGCGTAAACCACGCTATGCTAACCCAAATCACCCAATGAATGCAGAGCGTACAACAGGACACCCAGATGGCGTTACCCGTAAGACAAGAGGCGGAAAAGTAAAGAAGTATGATAAGGGCGGTTATACAAATAAAGACGGCAAGGATATTGATATAAAAAAGTTTCCCGGTATGAAGGGAGAGCCAATATCACCAGCCACAAGAAAAATTCTAGGCGTAAAGAAAAAGGCAGAAGGCGGCTCTATGAAGCCTGTGCCAGCGGGAAACAAGGGTTTGGCTAAACTGCCTACACCAGTTCGCAATAAGATGGGTTACGCCAAGAAAGGCGGATCAGTGAAGGCGGCAAAGCACGGCGGCAAAATGTGTCGTGGTGGTGGCGCGGCGACCAGAGGAAAGAGCTACGGTAAGACTGGGTAATGAGCATAGCTAGAGGGAAATATGCCTATGGCATCTGTGACAAGACTGGGTTCCGCTATAAGCTGAACGAGCTTGTCTTTGAGATGAGAAATGGCGTTAAAACTGGTCTTCGGGTCGGCAAGGATGTGGCTGACCCAGATCACCCTCAAAACTTTATTGGTCGTGTTCGAATTGATGACCCACAGTCTATACGAAATGCTCGTCCAGATAGAACAGAGCCTGCAACTATAGTAATGCTTGGCAACAATCCGTTTGGCACTGGCTCCTCTGGCTCTAGCGTTATAACGGTTACGGAAACAAATCATGGCCGTGATACAGGGGACATTGTTAGATTTAGAGGTGTAGATAACTTTGACGGCATAACGCGCGGTGTTATGGAATCTGAATCAGGTTACACAATTACTAAGGTGAATGCAGATACATATACAATCACAGTGTCTGATACAGCCGATGTAGGCAATGTAAGTGGTGGCGGCTCACTAGCAAGCGCTGGGCCAGTCACACCAGCGGCGTAAGAGGTATAAATGGCTTACACATATGGGCAACTAAAGCAGGCCATACAGGACTTCACTGAGAACGATGAAACTGGATTCGTGTCGAATTTACCAGTTTTTATCCGTGCCGCAGAAGATCGTATACTTGTAAATGTTGATTTAGAGAACTTCAGAAAGAACGCTACATCAACCCTTACAATTAATGACGAGTACCTTTCAACGCCGTCAGACTTTCTGGCTCCTTTTTCTTTCTTTATCAGAACTGCTGGTAGCGAAGGATTCCTTCTTGAGAAGGATGTAAACTTTATTAGAGAAGCATACCCAGATAGGACTGCCACAGCTAAACCTAAATACTATGGGTTCTTTGATGCCACCGCCACAGCAGGCGCTGGTAACGTTCAGGCAAACT